CTCTCTTATAAACTCTTCTATCCAGAAAGTTAATTTGTTGTAGTTGTGGATTAAAATCTAACCGTTTCTTCTCGTTTTGTTCGAGAATGTTCATACCTTGTTTTATCATAGGTCTAATTTGTGCAGCATTAAACTACTTAAGTCTAATTCTTCTGCGGATTGAATTTGCTTGGTAAATGTCTTGAATCCCATTTCAGATGGATCTTTATCCGTCAAGCTTATTAGAAAAACTCTTTTTCCTTGGTTGTATAATTGTTCAGCTATTTGTATTGCATTATTGCGTGCATCTGTGTCTAATGCAATGTATATGTCTCTTACTGTACTGGTAATTAGTTTCTTATATAATGAGGGAGAGATGCTCTTACCTAGTATAGGAATAGCGTTACGGCGTATTGCAATAGCATCAAATACTCCTTCACATAGGATAATAGGAGCATTCCAGTTGATTAAGTTTTCAAAGAAGATTATATCTTTTGAAGCTTCAGGGTTTTTGTACTTAAAGTAGTTGCCATCGTAAGCTCGTGCAATAAAGAAATTGAGTTGATTGGATTCAGAATAACTCGGTATAATAACTCGGCCTCCATATTCTCCACTTGTGCAGTATCCAATGCCATATTTAATAAAATCATTGTCGGTAAGGCCTCGTTCATATAAGTATTTTCTTACTAGGTTAGCAATCACTGATGTAGTAGATGCATTATAAAGTGGTTGAAACTCTTTCGGTAGCTCTATTATAGATAGTTGCTTATATTCTATTTGACTACCCTTAGGTAAATACTTGAGTATGTCTTGAGCCTGCTCTCTAGGAGTCTTAAGTTGGGTAAGAAGAGATCTTATTGTACGGCCTCGAGTTTGGCATACCCAACATTCCCAGGGATTTTGACCCTCTTCGTTGGTAGCCATATTAATCTCCAGCTTTGGCTTCCTGTGGTTGCAGAAAGGACAGTGGAAGGCATAATTATCTCTAGCTCTTTTATGAGATTTTCCTAGTATATTCTCAATAGAACCGAGTAGGAAAGTATAATCCATACAAGTATCCGTAACTATTATCTTATAATATAAGAAAAATAATTCTAAATATCAACTAATTTAAGGTGATTTTTTTGATTAACCATAATATTAGAAGGTCTAATATCTAATTCATCAGGGTCAATTCCTAATCTTTCTGCTTCTGCTTCTACAGCTTCTATCCATTCCTCCGGTATTTCTCCTTTGAAATCTCCTAGGACCTCCATTTGAATTATACCTAACTTAGTATCTAATGTTTCAACGTCGTAGATATGAGCAAAATTGTTTGTTTTTTTACCTTTAAGTATATGTGCGTGTTCTAATTCGATTTCGTCAGTAGTGACCTTGTAAACACGGCCATTAAGAAGATAAGCAGCTCCATAGTCTCCAGAGCCTAGGTATTTACCTCCTTGGTCTTTTATTTTATCTATTTCCTTTTCAAACTCTGGATCGTAGTATAAAATTTCTCCTAATATGACATGTGACAGTCTCATACATTTTAATCTAACCCTGAGGTTCTTCCTGCTTGTCTTTCTTTATCTAGCCAAGCCGCTTTTCCTTTTGTATAGGAATCTTTATCGTTTCTAAATTTATCATCTAGAATTTGAATTCGGTCCCATTTAGAATCAGCTTCAACATCTATTCTAATATTAACATCTCCATATCGATCCATAACTCCAGCTTTCCAGCTTTCTAAATCATTACCACTCATTACTTGTCTGTATGAATCATCTGGGTTAGGGAAGCTTAAGCCGAACATAGGAATCTCTCCGAACATACCTTTAACTACATTAAAGGTTAGTTGGCTTAATTTCATAGTTGCTTGTCTACGTCCTGGACCTTCGTTAAGTATGATGTCTGTTAGTTTCATAGTTCTGTTATTACGTATATAAATAGTTTAAATAAGCTGTTTCGGTGTATGTTCTTTTAATTTTAACATTATACCCTCTTTCCTATTATGTAGCATATGAGGTTCAGCATTTTCAATATAGGGTAACATACGAGCAGGGATAGTGCGATACGGGTAGGGATTCAATATTTCTGAACCATCTTTACGGTCAGGCTGTGTAGTGCTAGCCCACATTTTCATTGGATGATCGTCTATTAGAAATCTAGTATTTTCCATATGCTGTACCTGTCTGATAAAAGAGAAATTTGGGGCGTAAGACTTTCCGAGCTCTAAAGCGCATATGTCTAATAGTACGTCTAAAGGGTATTCTATTTTTTCTGAGCGTTGGTATAGGTACCTAGCAAAAGGCTTTGAAATCATATATGCATGGGCACCGTAGGATAAATAAGTATCAGGTATTTTTATAATCTTATTATGAGGTTCTCCTATTACTCTATTATCTGATTTTCCCCACCAAAATATATTATATGTTGTATTTCTTATAAACTTAAGAATTTTTAGAAATTCTCCGTTTAAAACAGCTTCTTGGGTAAAGTAGGGTGTTAGCCTTGCATCGTCCTCCATTACTAAAAAACTTTCGGTATTGTCATCAGAGTTACGAGATATAATTTTCTCCCATACTCTTCTATGAGATTCATAGCAACCTAGTATATTTTCAGTTAAGGCGCCTTCACCACACCAAAAGGTTTCTAATCTACCAGAAGAAATTAAATGATTTAAGTTTATTTCAGACCCCATTGTGGCGTCTACAAATTCAAAAGTAAAATCAGAAAAGTAACCCCAGTCTTTTTCAAAGGCTTCTCTTCTTGCTTTATTAGCAAAGTCATTTATAACAAATATTTTCTCAGCACCAAATTGCTTTAGGCTGGTTTTATTTGGTGTGTAACCCATTGTAACTTTATTTTCCTTGTCCTCTATAAGACTTAGCGTAATTTTTAGAGCCCTTTAATTTAGATGTTTTGCTTTTAGCATGCACACCAGGTCTCTTTTTCTTAGGCTTTTCATAATAGTTGCCTAAGGCTATTCCTTTTGCCATATTTTTACTTTTAAGTTTCCTGTTCCCTTGATTAATCTATGGTAGGTCTCTTTAGGAATAAAGATACGATTAATTTCTTGAGGAACCTCGTTATCTAATTGAAATTTCCAATCTGTGTCATGGAGAGCTTCGACTATGCGGTCTTCTTTATCTCTATGCCATACAAATTCAAACGGAGAAGAAAGGTGAGAAAACTCCCTAATTATATAACCGTCTTTTTTTATTTCTGAGTAAGGTCTACCAGTAACCTGAGAAGTTTGATCCACCGCCTAATGATTTCCAGTAACGGCCAATATTGCATGACCAGTATCCTGCTTTTGTTTTATCTTTCTTAGTTGCACATTTATGACGTGCCGCAAAGGATGCTCTTGCACCTCTTTGTTTAAGTTTAACTGAGAGGCCGGTATCACCAAATGAAACTTTTTTAACGTTACCTTTTTTACTTTTTACGTAAACGTAAAATTTCTTAGAACCACCTCTTTTAGGTTTGTTAAGTTGTACTTTTTTACCTCTGTATTCTGCTTCAGAGATATAGTCTACTGATGCTTTTAACATATCAAAGCCACTGTAGTCTAAATCCTCATTTAGTTTGACTGCTTTTCTGAATGTTTCCATATTAATAGTAGCACCCATCGATTCAACTAGCTCTTTTACTAGTTCGTAATCTATCATTTCGTCTATTCCTGCTCCCTCATCTAGTAGGTCTTCATTTTCTAACATTTCATCGATCAAAGAACCAATTTCAAATAAAGGATCTTTTCCAGAGGATACCATTGGAAGATCAAGAGGAACTTTCATTCCATTATAATCACCGTATTCTCCGATATCGGTATTTTCAATTAGATATAAATCTTCTTCATTAAGTACGATTTTACCGTCTCTAAGGGCTTGTCTTGCTTCAGTGAATAATTGTATAAAGGCATCAGAGCTATAACGGTAGACATTCTCATGTAAAGAGAGACCATTGTCTACATGGTACTGTAATGAAGGTAGTCCTACTAGTTCTTGTATCTTAATCATAATTAAAATCTTTTCTATAAAATTTTCCTAGAACGTTATCGTTTATGTAATTATCACGATTTTCTAGTACTTCATTTATAAATAGGTGTTTACATTCAAAATATGTTAATAGCTTCTTATTAGGTACAAAGTCTAATATTCTTTTTTCAAAATCTGCTCGTAAATCATTTGATTCACTTACAAGTTTTTTTATGTGAGGATGTGATCCGTAATATTCTTTCCAATCTGATTCTGTTACCACTTTTTGTTTTAGGGGTGTTCTTCCTCCTATACCTTTTGCCTTTCTTTCTTCTCTCAAAGCTTCAAGGGCTTTTACTCCTAGTCTTTTGTTTCGTTCAAAGTATAGTACTTTTTTTCCTATATACTTTAAACCGGATGGCTTATGAAAGGTTTCATAAATGAAACCGTAAGTGCCTTCTGGCATGTCTGAAATATCTGTAATAAGCCTACCCTGAAAAGTCCAGGTAGGTAGTGTTGGCATGTTCATATGTTTAAGTTTTGTCGCTAGAGCTTAGCTTTCAGCTCATCTATCTGTAACTGTTGTTCTTTAACAGCTTCTATTAATAACGCGACTATTTTCTCATAACGTACTGCTTTATAGCCATCGTCTCTAGTTCTTACTAGCTCAGGTAATACTGCTTCAATTTCTTGAGCAATTACTCCGATATCGTGGCCGGTATGTTCTGATTTATCATTCCAATCAAAACTTACTCCATTAATTTGTTTTACTTTTTCAATAGGGTTGTAGATAAGTTCTACATTATCTTTTAATCTTCTATCTGAAGAGTGGTATGCAATTATGTCCCCAGTAGAGTATATAGAACCGCTTACTGTAAGGTTGTGTCCAACAGTAGTTCTACCGTCAGCCTTAACTTGGAATGCTAACTTATCATACGCATCTCCGTATGCATAGTAGTCTCCGTCTCCTGAAATGATAGCAAATGAATCTGTAGTGCTATTATCTCTAATACCTATAACTACATGTCCTTCTGCATCTCCTTCGATTAAACTACCTGCTGCTGTTCCTCCTACTAGTCCAGCTACGTCAGTATCAGAAGCGGTAAAATCTCTAATAGATGTTCCGTTAATAGTTAAAACATCTCCGTCAAAAGTAAGATTACTTTCTCCATTTAAAGTACTGTCGCCATTAGCTGTTAGTATTCTATTATTAGCATCATTGTTGATTGTAATTGTTCCTGCTGTTAATGCTGCTAGAGAAGATGATACAGAAGTGAATCCGTTTAAAGTTAAATCAACAAATGTAGGGCTATCTGTTGTTTGTAGTCCTAAATCATTATTTCCTCCGCTTACTCCATTAGTTGTCAGTCTAACAGTACCTTGAGATGGTACACTCAAAACAGAAGCAGAGATGATTCCGCTTGGAATATTTGTTAGCTCCGTATAGTCAGAGGTAATACCTAAAGCTTCTATTTGAGCAGATGAACTAACAATCCCGTTTGGTATATTCTGTAGGTCATTATAATCGGTTGATAGAGCTCCAATTGTTGTATTAATACTCGCTAATGAAGCTGATACGCTACCCCAAGTATTAATTCTAACATCAGAACCGGTTATTGATTGCTCTGTTAGTATACTACCTGTAAAGATATGTACGTCTGATGCAGCATCTCCAAATATGTTAGAACCTGAGTTGTATAAAATAGAAGAGCTTACATAGGTAGTATTTATTTCAACTGCATTAATTCTACCTGTTACTGTTAAGTCTCCTGTAAATGTATCTGTTGTGTTAAGTAGGTATGTAGCTGCTGCTGACGCACTATTAGCGGTTATGTCTGCTGCTAAAGAAGATGAGGCATCAGTAGAGAATTTTAAATTAGAAGCGAGTGAAGCTGAAACGCTACCCCAGTCATCTATTAAAGCATCTGAACCAGTTATGCTTCCTTGTACCTGTAGGCTACCTGTAAAGCTATGTTGGTCATCTGCTGTGTCTCCAAATTTAGTTGAACCTGATTCAAATACTACTGATGAGTTATTGAATTCAGTTCTCATTTCTTGTGCAGTAACAGTACCGGTGACTGTAAGGTTCCCATCTATTGTAGCGTTGCCTACGTTGGTAAATGAACCTGTATGTTTTAAATGTTGCTGTCTATAGTCGTAAAGATAGTTTTCTGAGCCACTAAATAGAGCATTAGCACCAGAAGGTGCATTACCTGCTTTGAATTGAACGTAGTAATCCTTACCGCTTGGAGCAGTTAAAGGTAATCTATATTCGTTATTAAGAGAGGCAGAAGTAAAGAAAGATAGGGTAGTACCTTCAACAGATGCTGAATAGAAAAATGATCTGAAGTTATTATCTAACTCATTATGCGTTAACGCTGTTCCTTTATCTCCTCTTAGTATAATTGCCATCTTTACTTTTCTAATTTAGATATTCTGTCTTCTAAATCTTTAATGTTGCTACTCTGCTCATTAATAGCTTCTATTAACAAAGGAACAATCTTAGAATAGTCTACAGAAAGGTACGAATTATTATCTTCAGAAACAACTTCCGGAAGCACTTTTTCAACTTGTTGTGCAATTACACCTACCTGTCTATCACCTCCTGTTTTCCAATCGAAGTAAACTCCTTCTATTTGACTAACTCTAGAGAGTGCATTATCTATAGGATAAATATTGTCTTTTAACCTTTCGTCTGAGTTTGATAAGACAGCTGCAGATGCTCTAATACTACCTGATACTTCAAGGTTATAGGTTAAACCTGCTACTGTGGTGTTGATTCCTACCTTAGAGCCACTATAAATAAAATCAGAAGCTCCATTTAAATTTCCTTGTTCGTTATATTGTACTGAATTAAAGGTACCGGCTACTTGACCTGCGGTTAGTGGTATTCTATGTGCAGTTTGGTTGACAGGTACGTTAGCACTCCCAGTGTAGTGTAGGTATAGGTTAGCACCTTGAACAGAGCTAGAGTAGAAATAAGAACCTAGATTCGTATCCATTTCTGCGTAAGTTAGTGCTTGTCCCTTATTTGCTCTAAATATTATAGCCATTATATATCTATTTTTACTACAAAAGTCATATCCGTGTTATGAGTCTTTGGTATTGGTCGGTTTGTTTTCGCAACAGCAATCAACTCATTAGCATCGTTATAAAGTCCAACTGTTGTAATGTATGGAGTAAAAGCATCCACTTTAACGTTATCTGCTATTAAGGCGTTTGGTCCTGTAGTAGCTGATGGGTTGTAAGTGAAGTTCAGTTCCGAATCTCTTACTTTACAGTGTACATTATATGTATAAATAGGTTGATTTGATTTCCATCGCAACTTATGTCTTGAATAAGTACTTAAATATCTTGCTACTGCTGTATCTGTTATGACTGCTAACCCTTTATTATAAATAATATCACCTACAACTCTTCTAGGTTGAGTAAAGTTAGACACAGAACCAGAAAATATAAGTGCACCATCACCGTCATCTATAATTTCAATTCTTTGCTGATCTCTGTTTATGTCAAAATATTGATAGTCAGCTCCTGGTGCGATTGATTCAGTGACGTAGTTAGATTCGTTTTCTAAATAGTCTACTGTGTCAATAGGATTAGAGCCGTACCAGTATCTTATATCTTCAACAAATTGATCATCACCTGACATTCTATCTTGACAATATCCTTCTAATATAAATTCATCAAAATTATCTTGAAATTCAGGCTCAAAGCTAAAAGTTTTAGGTACAATATGCGTTCCTACTACACCTTTCGGAAAAGAAACTATTCCTACTTCTTCTTTAATATCTCTTGCACCGCTTACTGTTAATGTTGTCTGAAGTGATAAATCTCTTGAACCTGAATAGAGTCCGTTACCAATTGCATCGGAGTAGAAATTATGATTAATACTGTCGTAAATTAGTTTCTGGTGCCTATTGTTTCTAAGATCAAAAGGATAGGGGTAACCTGGTGTTGACCCAGAAAAACCCCTTAGTGTTTCTATCTTATAGTTAGTTAATAAGCTTCCACTAGCACTCCACTGTTTACGGGCAGAGTAATCAGTTACATAAACATCTTGTCGATTCAGTTTTTTGTAAGCGCTCATTCATTAATAATCAAGCTTAACTCTTACTAGGGCTTCTTTTGTAAAGTCTTTTAGTAAGGGTCTCGATAGTTTAGCAATAGCAAGTAAATCGTTATTGTCGTTATATAGTCCTACGGATGTAATATAAGATTGAGGTGAGTTAATCATCACATCGTGTCTCAATTCTCCGGAACCGGTAATCAAAGACGGGTTACTTGAGTAATTAAACTCTGAGTTTCTTGCTCTAACAAATACGAAGTTAGATGCTATAGTCTCTTCTGATTGAATTCTAAAGCTACCTCCTCTAGAAAATAAATCAAATCCTTGTTGAAGATTGTTTTTACTTCCTGAATAAATACTTTGGTTAGATCCTTGGTTAGCTTCTAATCTTAATCCACCACTTACCGGTGAAGCGCCTAAAGCTTTTGCATTTAAAAGAATTACTCCTACGTCAGGTAGAAGTTTACCGTATGATCCATTATTGATAGTATACCCAGTATTGTTTAAAGAAGTATTAACCTGCCCTAAAGACCCAGAGACTAATTCATAAACCCTACCTGCATCAGTAAACGTTACTGTTGAAGCTACTTTACTGTTATCTGTTATAGTTTTTACATAAGTCTGACCGTTACTAGCAGAGTGTGCTAAAGTAAGGGTAAAGGTACCAGGTAAAAGTTTCTCTTTAAACCTAGCTCTGTTAATTGAAACAGCATAAAAATGTTCTGATGCTACTCCTCCGAATACGAAATCAGAATCTTCATCTCCTAAGATTAAAGATCTATACTGCCCGTATATTGTTGAAGAAGGAGATTTGCCAGGAACAGTAGGGTTAAAATATAAGCTACCGCTTCCTTTTTTATGTCCGTATGCTAAAGAAAATTGTACTCTTGCGTCTTCTAAAGAAGCACTAGTTTGGTAAATATTGTAATAGTAGTCTCCAGATGCTCCACCAACCTGAGTTGATGAGGTAAAGAAACCGGTTAATGTAGTTTTATTACCTGACCATACCGGTGTAGAGATTGACTCTGCACTTACTACTACGTCTTCTGCGTCGAATCTTTTAAATGACATAATTAGTTAGTTTTAGTTATGGTTACAGGAATAGTTAATCTAGCACCAGAATCTCTACCAATTACTGTTAAGGTTGTTTGTAGTTGTATTCTTGAGCCGAATAACGTGTTGATTGTAGTTGCTGTAAGGTTGATCGTAGTACCAATTACGTTTTTAGAAACGTTCGTTCCAATCGTAACTGTTGTATTAAGTCTTTCAGCCTCTTCAGTGTTAATACCAACACCTGAGAATGTATTTAGTACTCTAATGTCAGCAATTGCGGCAGTATATCCACCAGCTTCAAATGTAGAAGTAGCACCACCGAAGTTCAGTGTTTGAGGGGTAATTGCTACAGAAGCACCTTGCTTTAATGTAATTGCACTAAATCCTATGTCAAGTACAGGTAGTTTAGAAGTACCTCTCGGTAACGTTGTAAGTTTGTACTTCATGATTTGAGTCTCGTCAGGAAATGCTTCTAATAACGGCATGTTTTCAATAGCTTCTCCATAGAGTGCAGAACCAGAGGGATGTTGCGGATTGTATAAGGTGTAGTCAATCTCATCATCTGCTAAAGCAAATTGAGTGATTTTGAAAGAACCGTCCCCTCTAGCTAACAGCTCTCTTCCTTTTTTTGTTAAGATCGCATCCACAGTGACGATCGAATTGTCTAAATATCCCATTTTATTTTATTGTGTTTAATATAAATATCTAATATATATGTTTTAAGCCTTTATCTAAGCACCTGAACCCGAAGTTAATTCTGATGTTGCTCTTCCAAATTCGTTAGTCACATACACTGAACCTTTATCAGTGGCATGTATTTTTCTGTCTACCACCCTAACAAACTTACCTCCTTCAAGTCCAAAAATAAAGTTTCCATTGTAATAATTATTTTGTGCAATTGGAAAAGTACCGGCTATAACATAAGGTCCTGTTCTAGTCATAATTGAACTTCCTGCTGGTTGATATAGTCTAGGTGGTTGTTCTACGTTAAAGTACAGTGTTCTTGTATCTGCTTCTCCTTGCCCGGCAGCTAATATGGTAGCTACGTCTGAGTCTAATGGGTGAACAGATGCTTTAAATGATTTTAAAGCTAATGCAGGATCGTCTCCAAATATAGATCCACTTGTAAGTTTAGTTCCTTCATACCTAGCGTTAGTCCATCCTGCTATAGTATAATTGCTATACTGTACAGATGCTCTAGTTGCTGTTTTTGATATAATCGCATCTAGGTTAGAAGGTTTCAATGGATCTGTTGACCTATCCACTTCTAATGCTACATCACTTGTACTGTTAGTTGATGCGTTTCCTATAAGAGCGTTAAAATCACTATTGTTAAATTTAGCAACAAGGAATGGGTCGAAGATAAACTCGACTACAGAGTCTAATGGTGTGCCAGAAGTATCTAAGTCTGTTGGGAAGGAGAAAACATCTGTTGGTTGTGTTCTAATAAAATAGTATCCTGCGTTTTTTGCTGTCTGTATTACTTTGACTGTTGCGGGTGTACCACCTATAGTAAACCTTATTTTAGTTACAGCTGATAGTGTTTGTTCAAGTGAAACATCGTTAGCACTATTGAAAGGTATTGTAAGTCCTAATATTCTATAAGGAGGAAATATAGCATCAGCTAGGTAGTATTCTTTACCGACTATCGTCTGTACCTCTTTATCATAAGCAAAGCTTCCTGAAGCTCCATAGTGGTTTGCTGGCAGTTCATACGAACCTGTTCCTATGCTACTGCTGTAGAGCAGGTTAATATTACCTGAGCCGTAGTCTGATGGGTTTGTATTTTTAAATTCTAGCTCTGTCATTGTTAACTATATAATGCATAAAACTGCCTAACGTCGTTATGTGCTCCTTCTGTAATAGATAGTTGGTTAGCAGTAGTTATTAGGTTATTACTAGAGTCGTACCATCCTTGGAAAGAGTATGCGTTTCCACCGTAATCGTCTATCGCGTTAACGATAAATTGACTATAAGCACTCCAGTTCTGTGTTATTCTCATACTACCTGTAGCGGGTACAGTAGTTGGGTATATCTGTTCTACAGAGTCAGCGTTACCATATGCACCCGGTATTGTTGTTCCGTCTGAGGTTCCGTCAGAGTATCTAGTTGAAATTAAGTACTCAACTCTATTAGCAACTTCTGTGCTGAAGTGTGCATAGTAGTGGTCGTATGTAGTGCTACTTTCTTCGTAGATTGTTATTACACTTCCTGTTTGAATAAGTGTTCCGCTACTATTGTCATCACTATCGTACCATCCTTCAAAGTAATAAGGGTAGGTAGGTGTTGCTTGCGCAATTAGGAATTGATACTGGTTGTAGTCTATCGATGTAGATATAGTTACATCATTGTTAGCAATAGTATTTGGGTAAGTTACTCCTACCACACCAGGGCCGATCGGTGTAAATTTAAAGAACTCTCCTAATTTCGTTACACTTAATATAACATCACAAGCTAATGGAATAGGTAATGAGAAGTTAAATGCTCTTAAGCTAAACTGTGCGATAGGTTGAGCTTGGCCTTTAAACGGGTTACCTGTGTTTAGTTCTCCATCAGTTGCTACAAGTAGCGAGCCGCTAAATTCTCCTGTGTACTTAGGGCTTTCACCTGTGGTGTGTCTAGGAACTAGTCCTATAGGAGACATAAAGCTTGCAGAGTAATTAGTAGTGTATGGAACTTTTGGAGTCATATCATAAGCTCCACCATGAGAGCCTGTGATTGGATCTATAGTTATACTTCCAGTATATATTTTATTTTCCCAGCTTACTTCTACTTGTTTTGCTTTACTTCTATTGAGTAGGTGCGGTTTAATTATTACTCCCGTATTAACATTAGAACGAGCAGGTATAAAGTCCTTTATCATTCTGAAAATAGAATTGTCAAAGAATTTAATTAGTCTAACAAAATCACCTGTTTGTCTAAATGCTTCAAAAGGAATATCATTCCAATTCCAATTAGTTTCACTCCAAAGTTTTTCTATATAATCCCATTCGTTGTAAACACTTCCCTGTTCTTCGTCGGTAAATATTTTCTCTGCTAATTCATTTAACTTAATGTAATTAGTCTCGTAATTGTCTCTAGGATCTCCTATATACTCATCATAGTCAAAACTACTACTAATTCTAGCTTTGATTAAGTCGTTAGTAGTATCTGAGATGTCAAAACCTACTTCAACTGTATGAGAGTCATCAGAGTATTTATATTCTCTGTTAACAATAGAGTTATGAAGGGATAGGGTACTGCCTGTTACTAAGCTTCCTGTGTTATCAAGTCTTATTTTATCTAATGAGCTAGTAACTGCTTGTTGAGTAGAAAAATGTCTACTGCTATCAATTCCTGTACCACCAAATTGTTTGATGGTAAGTATGTTGTCAGGTATACCGAAACAGTTTATCAGTGCTCTTAAGCCTCGATGAGTACCTTTAGCTTTTGAAAGAAGAGGTAAGTTGTGGTAAATTCTCTTATAGATTTCTTTCTGGTAGTTATCTACCGGCATCGGCTGCAGGTGCTCTAGACCACTTCCTGAGGTGATAGTCCTATAAGTGGTTATTACCTCGCTACCTGAATCGTAAGTTTCTCCTGTAAATGCAGAGAATAAGTTTTGTAAATTTCTATTACTGTTGTATACTCTTATTCCAAAACTCTCTATTGCACTTCTAACTAAGTCTTTAGAGATACCAAAATTTAAACGGTTATCGGCATCGTATTTGTTTGAAACTGCTTTAAAGTATATCCATAAGTTATCGAAATGTTGTCCAAGCATATGAACAAACATCAAGAGAGGTTCGTTTGCGCTATCTTCTCTTAAGTACGATGGAATAGCATTAGTAAGAACATCGTAGTTAGTAATATCAAAGTTTGATGCAGAAACAAGCTGACTATTAAACCATGCTATAGATTCGTTTGTAGTACCCGGTTGGTTTTTATATGGCGGTGATGTATTTGATTTCGGCCAAGCATGAGAACCACTTTCATAATATAGGTACCTGTCGTAGTGATCAAAGTTCTTTACTATACCTTCAATTAGGTTGCTGTAATATTCTCTACTTCCTGAGCTGCCTAATCTTAGATATCCAGAAGTTCTGATTGAAGCTATACTTTCTTCGTAGCTGTTTATTAAGTCTAATTTGTACTTAAAGTTTCGAAGTCGTTCTTCAGCAGATGAAAAGTGTATAAATTCACTGTAGTTAGTATGATCAACACTAATCTGTGCTCCTTTTTCGTTAAAGAGAGAGTATAGTTGATAGTAAGAGCTGGTTACCGGGTAGGCAAATAGCTCGTCGTAGTTAAAGAACTCTGTTGGGTTTCCTGTATCTTTCTCTAATTCTACTTCGAAGTTGGGTCCTTTTAGGTAGGGTACTTTAATCTCCGGTAATACTTCTTCTACTTTAACATTGAAAGCAACACTATCTGAGGTTGTTTCTAAAACAGTACAGGTGTCTTTTACTGTAATACCAGAAGGTAGTGGTTCGTAAAGTTTTATTATGACAGACTGTGTATCTTTATACTCCAGTATGTCTATGTTAACTCCGGTGGAAAGTATATTTTTACCAAAGTTTACTTTAAAGTCAGAAAAGAAAGATTGATTTTCTAGTCTATTTTGAACTTTACGTACTGCTGATATAAGAGTACTATCAGGTACCTCTAGTGTTAAAAGTCTAATTTCTAACCTATCTGCAGAGATTTCTTGAATATAGAACCTCGGTGGTGTTTTTCTAAGTGCAAATAAATCAGAGAAAAAGTTATATACTAATCTTACGTCTCCGTTTACAAATCCGTTTTGAATTGCATCTCTATGAGGCTCTATCTCTAAGTTAGATGCTCCTTTTTTACCGGCACCAGTAGAACCGAATGCTTGTGTTCCTCCTGAGTAGTTAAGTTGGGATTTTAGGAGCTCATTATCTAAAGTATATATGTGTAAATCTATAAAGTCTTTAGAACTATCGAATGTATTATTGATAGCAAAAGGCCCAACAAGGATTGCATCTTTTTCATTCAAAGATGTAGAACCTGTGTCGGTTTGATTTACTATGTACTTATAGTTACTCACTTGAGATACTTGCGATTAAGTTAGCGTTTTCTAACTGTTGTTTTAATATTTCGTTGTTTGCATCTAGCAGCTGCTGCCTTAAATCTGCAATTTCATCTAATAGTGGTTGTATATCTGTTACAGCGTTTTGTATATCTAATAATTCACCACTTCTTTCGTAAAGGTATCTATGTGATTTTTCATCTCCTTCTATAGAGATTTCTAGGTATAGCTCTTCGTAGTCTTTAAAGAAATCATCGACAGTCTTTATAATATTGACTTCCTCAGTTTGTTTAAAGTTATTAAAAGATCTATCAACTACTTTTCCATAGTTGTCTTTTGTATAGACCGTTTTTTGAATTTTTACTTCTTTACCCATTTCTCACTACCTTAAATACGTTTCTATTGTCTATTACTACTGAACTTCCATTGAGAGTTGTCTTGATGAGAACTCTATAATATCTTTCTGGTTGTAAAGTATCCATATAGACGTCAAAAAAGCTACTAGTATTATCAGCACTTACTTTAGTATAGTTTTCATCGAAATCTATAATCATTTCATCACTGTATTCATCTTTAATAGCCCAATACGTATTCTGAGGTAGTTTATACTCTGTTAAGTATATTGAACCTGTAGAGAAGGTTCTTGTAGGGTATTTAGGTCTTGCAGACATTCTAAATCTAACAATGTCTGAATCTACATATTTCTCTTTATGGTTTTTAATACTAATAGTAGCTATATCAGTGCTCAGTTCTGAAAGAGTACTACTGTAAGAAGAATCGTCCCACTTAAATTCTAAGTAAGGAGGGAAAATTGTATTTGTGTCTACCCCAAAGTATTGTAACTTTATTGATGAAGTTGTTTCATTTTCTAAACTGTCTTGAAGTTTAATTACAGTTCCGTAGTTATTTATTGTTCCACTATTAACAGCACTCACAAAGCTTGTTACATCTAAGTCTAGATCTAGATTAGATCCTAAGTCAAATGAAGTTGAACTATCGTATGAACCTGTTATATAGTCGCCACCTAGATTAGCCCATGGTTCGTTTTCACCTGCTGTTCTATATTTCCAACTTGCTCCTGTTAATGATATAGGTTGATCTTCTATTTTACCGACACCGCTCGTCCATGATTGAGATACTGGGTATCCTTTAAGTGCGAAGCTTTTCGGTATTTCTGTGGCATGTCCTAAATATAAGTGTATAGATGCGGAATAGGGGCCGGATACTTTTGTGCTTAGTGCACTAGTTATGTCTCGATCTCTAAATTGAATCAGTATCCGGCTAGAGCGTCCTATTCCATCGTCATCAGGGTATGAACGAATTTCTAATATCTCGTCTTTACCGGCATTAAGGTATTGACCTGCTGCCGTTGGTTTCGACCAGAGTGTAGTGTCTTTTTCAGGATATATTCTGTATATTGCCATTTTATAATGTTGTTACTCTTCCTTCTATATCTTGGTTGGGGTATTTTACCTCAAAACAACATGGATCAAAGGAAGGGTAAAGTACGTTGTCTTTAGTTGCTCCGTTTACATCGTATCCATACTGTGTATATCTTGCTCCTGTCTTATTAACTATTTCGACTTTCTTAACTGTCTGAACTCCTTTTACCCTATCTAAGAGAGTATATATGTTGGAAATATTAATAGGTTGATTAATAGTTAATTTATCTTTAGCAAATGCTTCTTTAACTTTAGCAGTACAAGCTAATAGTACGTCTCTAGATTGATAGTTAGGTAGTGCGACTATCTCAAACTTAATACCTATATTTACTACAAAAGCATCTTTAATGTCGACAGCGTCAGTTAACATCATAAACTGTGACAAATATGTCTTCAGGTTATTTTTTAACGTTTTACTTGCAGGAACTAGGTAGCCGTTGTAGTCGTAAGCTAATACGTATAGAGAAAGTGCTAGTCTATTATCACTTAATACTGTTTCAGTGCTTCTTGTTGAACTGTCCTGTGTAACATAAACTTTAGCTACAGTTCCAAACTTAGGAGGAAGTGATAAAGACCTAACTGTGTAATCTTGCAGTGTAACGGTTCTTTGTTGTTCTGCGAAAGATCTTAGAGCGTTTTCTCTTATCTCCTGTACTGTGTCTCCGTCTTTCCCACCAAGAGCTGGTTGTGGATTGTTAAATGCTAGTGTTGCAACTTTTGATGAATCATTTGCAGTTGTACCGACAGCATCTATAGAGGTGATTGTGTTAGCAGGAGCATTGGCTGTTATACCTCCTCCTACTATATACCTGATAGTTAATGTCGTATTAGAGGGTGCTAATCCGTAAGATTTACTAAAAAGAAAGTTAGAAGGGTCATATGCCCAA